CTTTACTGAGGGGTCACTAAACAATTCCACTTTTTCGTGTACGTGTGCATGAGAAGATGAGTGTTTCAAGGGTTTTCTCCCTGTTTAAGGTTTTCTCCTTTCGTTTTAAGTGCCAGAACACTGGTTTGAGGTTGGCTCCTGATTTGTAGGGTTTACTCCCCCTAAACTCGATCTAAAGCCTAGGTGTCTTCGTTTAGAGTGCCGGAACACTGGTTTTAAGGTTTGCTCCTGATTTGTAGGGTTTACTCCCCCCTAAGCTCGGTCTAGTATCTTCCAAATTCTAGTTTTGAAGCGCGGGCCCAGGATATCTGTTTCGGTAGGGGTAAAATTAATTGCCGATGTAAGCAGGATGGTACCGAGTGCTTGTAAATTATTGCCAGGACCAATAAAGCTCCCGGCCTCTTCAAGAGAAGAGAAAGCAAACATAATGTAAGTGTACCCATTCGCCGCTTCGACGTGTGCCCACCGAAAATACAAAGCCTGTCCAATAGCCCAGGAGTATTGGGTTGAAGAAGTTGGAGTTGTAAATTCGGCATCACTTCCTTGCCACCAATATTCCGATCCACCAGCATAGTCTTTCGTTGCCTGACAAACTCCCACTCCAATATACTCCTGCGGGTTATTCAGAAAATCAGCGGAGCCGCCGGTAAGGGTGTAAGCTAAAGAAGGGTTACTGGTTTCATATGCACTCCCTACAGGGAAGAAAACCATAGAATCACCCTGCTCAAACTCGTACGCACCGGTTTGAGATCCAGTTTGTAAAGATATCTGGGTTTCGTGAACATTCTCGATGGTGTTGTTGAGTTGAGCTTCAAAAAATTCGAATTCATATTCAACAAAAAGATTTCCGTAGACCTTAGGTTGATATACGGTACCCACAGCATCACCGCGAAGATCACTAGCCGAAGCGACTACAACTGTCCCTTGTGCTGATTGACGGAATGAAGAACTTTCCTCATTCCAATACTTTCTTAGCATATTCGAAGGGTCCACATCTATGTGACATGATTCCCAAACGTTTGTCTGGCAGAAGGATGGATGGGTGGAGAGGAAGCTAAGCTCATCACGACCTACTTCCAAGAACTCCTCACCAACATCTTGGACAAAAGCCAAAGCTATTGCTCCGGGGGTGGTGGCGGGTACGATAGGCTGGTAGTAGATTCGGGCTCTGAGAGCCTTGTGCTGTTCGAACTCCATCGCGAGTAGGCGGAGACGTCCAGAAATTGCACTGGGCAATACTGGATACATCCCCATTTGAGCGCCTAATCGCGTGTACTCTTCTTGAGGTGCAGGAAGACCGTTGGTTCCACTAACATCGACTTGACCGAGAAACTCCCTGCCATAAATTCGGACAGCTCTCTTTCCTTTGCGAACCATCTCCAACTCATGGATCGTAGATCCGGCAAGATGACTCTTTTCGGTGAGTCCTTGCCATTGGGTGGCTTTGCGAAAGGACGCAAGAGAGTGCCACTTATTAGTGACAAGGGAGGGACGATCATGTCCCGGTAGATAGAAATGGCTCCTTATAGGGCGAGTAAGGGTATTAGATCTTGTGGTTTTAGGTTCAGCTCTTTCAATACGAGCTTTCCCCCGCGGAAGAGGTCGGTTGCTATCCCTTTTAGTTCTTGCCAAATTTGATCCACTGTTTTTAGCCAAGTTGGTTTGCCTTGTTCTTTTCGGGCCCTGGCTTCCAAGTGCTCCATTCTTCTTAAGTTGCGAACAACGTGAGAAGAGTTTGAGGGCGGATTCTTTGACATCTTTGTCTGGGTGTTGACTGACGACTTTCTTGAGCGTTTTGTACTCATCTATCATTTATGATAATGGTCAATTATCAAATTTCGTGACCGGCGGAGTGCTGGACCACTCCTTGCCTGGATATGGGTAGAGGCGGCTAGCTCTCTTTTTACACATGACCAATGTGCCCTAACCCGGGGTGCGCACTAATCTAGCCAGCTCCTAAAGGGAGCTTGGCGTTATAGTGCGCCTCCGCCATCATAGTTATGATGGGGAGTTCGTGCGATGAAACACGAGGGTAAGTACTCAAATCTAACTTACCAAGAAGCGCCACCTCAGCCACGAAATCTTCCATCGTAATCTCGTGTCCATTGTGCCAAATTTCCTTAGCGAATCGGTTATAAAACTCAATCTCTTCTAAGACAGTATGGCGGGGGTTGGTTTCCTCTTCAAAATTTATCTTGTAGGGATTCCAGGGTGGGGGGAGGCCTTCAGGTATGGGTTTTCCACGTAAACAATTACAAAACATATTCAGTATTGCCACTCCTAAATGGGTCGCCCTAAGTGCGGGGTTCAAAGCTCTCTGGTGCAAACCAACGAGAAAGGACCTACCTTTATCTCGCTGTTTAACTCCTTTTATTATGAGCGCTTTCGTGTGACTCTTTGGGATAACAATAAATTCTCCAGCGGGGCGAATCGGAACACAAGATAAAAAGGAATCTACTCCGATGGGGTTCATGTACTTATTGCCATGATCTTCAGCCTCAACTTTAATTCCGAGGCGTTGTGCTGTCATCTGAAGAGCGAATTTCCAATTGTTCGGGTTTCCGTCCCATGACTTCCACGCTGCGTACTGGAAGGTACAATTAACCAACACAGTTATAACCGTGGTCATAGGGTTCCCGCTAGCATTTATTTTGTTCACGTTAACAACTCCTTTGAGACATCCTTTCCTACCGTCCTTACATTTCACAAAATTTCTCCAGTGAAAGGGGCCAGTGCACATTTTGTCGACCTGATTTGCAACTATTGCAGGAAGACCAAGCTTGATCAATATTGAGAGCAATGGACGTATGTGCGGACCTAAGGTTGTATCACAACTCTTAAGATCAGCAGCTAAGGTGAGGTATTTTCCACCTCGTCTTAGCAAGTTATACGAGTCATCGCCACTCAAAAGAGCAAGCATGGCATGATCTGGAACAGCGGCCAAAAAAGATTCTATTTCTCTATTTGTGCCTTTTTGGGGGATGCGAATTCGGAAACTAGGTTTCAAAGAACCTCTCGGTGGGTCATAACTCTGCGAGTTAAAAAATTCAACAAGAATTTTCTTAACTCCCAGAGACCAGAGAATGGCATCATTTTCCACGTGTTTTGCCGGTTCATAAGGGAAAATAAGCCTTGTTTTAACGTAGTTTCCGGGTCGAAGGACTAAAAGTTCGCCTCCTTTTCCGGAGATTGGGTTAGGTTCTTTTTTGGAAACTATATTTCCTGCATCCTTAAAAGCCTTGTCGTATTTAACCCTCTTCGGCCCAGGGTAAGCTTTCTGCGCATGTATATCAAACTCAGCTTTGGAAATCGGTTTAAGCTGGGGGCAGTTTTGAAGCAGAAAAAGCAGTGGGCCGTACAATTCTTTGCTGTCTCCTCGGTATGATTGAATAGTAGAATAACGAGTAAATATCGCACTCAAAAACGTAATCGGGGAGTTATCAGTCAAACGAAATTGTCGAAGAATTGGGAGTTGTATCACAGGAATCGCC